TAGCTACGATTTCAGCGAATACTCTTCGTACTAAAGGTAATGCAATACCAGCCCAGTTTTCACCAGTACCACCAAGCATTGAGTTTGTACCAGTAGTAACGTTAGTTTCAACTACTAATTGTTTTGCTTGATTCTCAAGAATCATAGCCATGTTGTTTTTTTCAATCTCGCTACTGATTCCTTCAAGAAGTCCACTTTTAGCCCATTTGTTAGCAACTTTGGCTGCTTCCGCTTGCTGGCTTTTCCATGGATTTGCTCCTTCTAAGAGCATGTTTAAATTGTCCATTTGTTTAAATTTTTGTGTTTTTTAATTTTATTTGATATTTGCTAATTTTTGCATTCTAGCTATCCATTCATTGTTTTCAACGATTGGGGCTTTTCCAGGAGCCATACCTGCTGGTTTAGAAGCGAATCCTAATGATTCTTTTAGTTGAGTTTTTCCAGCTTTAGCAGGAGCAGTAAATGCTTCTGAAAGTGACTCATATACTAATTTAGCTTCTTTAGCAGATTCTGCTTTGTCGAATGCTTTTACAACCTTTAATTTTTGTGACTCGTTTAAGTTTCTAGCGTTAAAGATTTTGTTAACGTAAAGTAATTTAGCGTTTAATAAATTAACTTCATTAAGTTCTGAACGAAGAGTTTCAACTGTTTTTAAAGCTAAATTTAATTCTTCTTTTAATTTCTTTTTGTAGTCTTCAACTCCTTCTTCTTCAGCAGTGTCTTTTCTATCACCACGTTTAGCAGCAGGAACATCTCCTTTATTACCACCGTATTTTTTACGTTCGTTTAATTTATCTTCTTCGCCTAATAACTCAGCTAATAATGCATCTAAGTCTTCTTCTAAGTTTTCTTCTTCATCACCCATAGGCATTTCTGCGTCACCGGTCATGTCCATAGCGTCAACTTCAGCTGCGTCTTCGTAGCCTTCTCCGTCACCCATACTTCCAGTTTCTTGAGAGATAATATCTTTGATCAAGTTTTCTAACTCATCCATAGATAAGTCTTTAACTTCTTTTTCCTCTTCTTCATCTTCTTTAGCATCATCTTTAATGTCTACAGCGTCTTCTTCAGCTTCGATTTCTTCTTCTTCGCCTTCTTCTTCAGCTTCGTTTAATTCATTGTCTAATTCTGCTAGAATTTCGTCAAGGTCGATTTCATCAATTTGGTTGTCACGATCAGTATATTCTTCCTGAGTCGTCCCTTCCATAGGGACGTCATCCATCATGCCTTCTTCCATTTCTTCATCATAGTTTTCTTGCAATTTAGCAGCAAACATAGATTGTAAACGTGGAGCGAAAGCTTCTTCAAGAGCAAGCTTTGCTTGAGTAAGAGCAGTTTCGCGAACAGCTTTAGCATCAGCAATAGCCTCCTTTAAAAGGTCTTTTGTGTTTTTCATTTTTTCCTAAAATTTGTTTTGTGGAATAAGCTTATTAAGTAAAAGCTTAATAGGGATTTTTTTATATTGACGAGATATATAAGAATATCTCATTAGTCAAACATAAATATATAGAAAAAATAAAAACCGCAACATCGTTGCGGTTCTTTTTTAATTTCCTTGACCTATATATAGTTTTTGATAATTCTTACTTGATTTTAACTTAGATGTTTTACTTTTTGCATGAACACCTGGTCTTTTTCTTTTAGGTTTCGCTATATAACTGTTAACGGAACTGGTTTTTGCTTTTGCTGCCATTATTTAATAATTTATATTGTAAAAAACATTATTGGAGCACTTGTTGCATCTAAAGAAGCACTTGTTATCATTAAATCCACAACAGTACCCGGAGGTAAGAATATTGCTGAGCTAGAAGGAAATAAAAATAAAGTTCCATTACCGTCTCTTAATGCTCTAATATGACCAACTGCAAAAGCTGATCCTCCTGCTGTTACTACAGAGCCTGAGGCCATTACTTGTAGTCTGTTATATGAACCAGTTATTGATTGTCCGGCAAATACTAATACTGATGATGGGAATGGCATATTATTGTAAGTTTATTAGTTTATATTTAGTTGAGTAAAGTAATTCTTCAATGGTGTCTATTTGGTTTTGAATATAGCTACAAGCTAAATCAGGAGATTGTTTTAATGTTTTGATAATAGCACATAATTTATCAAAATAAGCAATTATATTTCTAGTATCACAATTATTATCTAAACCTACCACAGGTTTAAATTCAATTAATCCATTTTTTCCTTGGTATGATTCAACTAATCCATCGATTAAGTCTACAATACCCTCATAATATCCTTGTAATGCTATGTGTGTGGCATATGCTCCGGCTCCACTTACTCCTAAATGAAATACATGTGTTTGAGTACGGCTATGCATTAAAATTGATGCTAATTCTTCCATAATTATTGTCCTGGTAATTCACAAGAGCAAAATCCTGCACGATTACAAAGAATATCTGTTATTAATTCGTTAATTTTTATTAGTTTATTGTCTTGTGGTTTATTATGGTTTAATCCTTCGTTAACGATTTCCATAAACGCACCTTGTGTTGATGGTGTTGAAACAAAATCCCAACATACAATATCTAAGTCGTCTTGTACTTCAACTGTTTCACCAATTTGTTTTACAGATCCCATAGCACGAGAAGAAATACCAACAGTAATACCTGCTAAAAGTAATTCTTTTAATATGTTTCCAGATGGTGTAGGTAATATTTCGATTTTACCTTTAACATCGTCACCATCCCACCATAAATCTAATATATTATGACACACATTTTTTAAGTTGATAATTGGAGATTCTGGGTGGTCTAATTCACCTAATGCTCTGTTTTCCTTAATATATGTTTCTTTATATTTTTGTATTTCTCGCTCTAATGTATCTTTAGGATACACACGTCCATTACCGTTTTTAGCATCAGCACGTTGTACTACACCTTCAACAATAAGACGACCTTTATTTACTCTAACTGACTCTTGTAATAATTGAGGTGTTAAAGTAAAGTTAGAAATACGTTCTATTAATAATTCTTTGCTCATATTATTCGTCAGTTCCCATTTCGTCTAAAACTTCTTGAACTAGTTTTGTAATAGCTGGTTTTAATCGCTCTCTGATGTCTAGTTCTTTATTAGGTGTTTTTTTAGAACGAGCTTCGTCTAATTCAATTTTCATTAATTTAGCTAATTTTGTTCTAGCTTGATCTTTAAGTTGAGGTAATTTAGCTTTAATTTTAGATATAGCTTCTTTACCTTTTGCTTTAAGATATGCTTTAATTTCAGTAGCATCATCAGTTTCAATAAAATCTCCAAATACATCATCAAATGATCTTTGATTTTCATCTATATCATCATACTTATCATATCTATCGTGTACATCATCATAGCTGTTGTATTCTTTTAAACCACCTAACTTTTTTAATAGCATTTTAAATAATTCTTCTTGAGATATACCTAATTTATCAGCCATCGTTTGAATAGAAGCGTCATTTTTAGTAATTTCTTTTTCAGCGCCTTTAAGAGCTTCAGGTGATATATTTTCTTTAACAACTTTTACTTTTTTCATTTCGTTTTTAGTATCGTTGTTTTTAATAGGCTCTAAACCAGAAGATGTATCTTTAACTTTTTTATTTGCTTTAACTTTAGGAATATCCGTTAATGTTGTAGCAGGATAAATACCGTCTTGCTCATCTACTTCAGGAGATTGCTCAACTTTTTTATATTTAGTTTTAGCATCTGGTGTTGGTGAGTCATAGGTTGGTTCTTTATCAGGAGCGCCTTTAACAGCATCACCTTCTACCAACATTCCTTTGGTTTTTAGAATTTTAACTGAATCATCAAATGAGTTATGGTTAGTAACATAATTAGGAAACATTGCTCTTGCATTACGCAAAAATTGAGCTTGAGTCATTTTACCCTCTAATAGTTCTTGGTATTGTCCGCTTATATTTTTCATTATTCTTCAGTATTTTCTTCTTTTCCTACTAATTTTTCTAAAATATCTTCTAAATCTTCTTTCATTTTATCAGTAGGAAATACTACTGCATATGATTTTGGGTTTGTTTTATAGAACTTTTCTGTTTCTTTTTTAGCTTTTGGTAAAGCTGATTTGATTTTAGTAATTAATTCAATTAATTCACCAAATGATTCTATTCTAGATGCTTGAATTTCTTCTCTTTCTTTTAATTTTTTAGTATCTTCTTCTTTTTCTTCAGCTAATGTAGATAAAATATCTTCAAGTTGTAAAGATTCTTTTTCAGTATTTAATATTCTACCATACGCTTCTTTCATCGTACGATAATCCTTCATTAACTCACTGATGTCAGTTTTATGAGCACCACCAACACTATTACCAGATTTTTTAGCTTCTTCTACACGATATTTAATTTCATCGCCTAATTCGTCTAATTTTGATTTAAGTTGGTCTTTACTTAATACTTTTCTTGCTTCGTCTTTCATTATTTTGATAGTTTTTTAACGTTCTGAGATAACTCGTTTAGTCTTTCAGATAAATTATCAAGTTGTTCTACTTTAAATGTCCAAAAGGTATCTTTTTTTATTGTATTTTCTTCTTTTAATCGAGCAGAATATTCAATTACTTGCTCTATTTCTTTAACACGTTTTTTTACTTCAGCTAATGCACGAGTAATTTTGCGTTCAGGTGTTACTTTAGAAACATTTTCATTAAAACGACGATAAGATATCTCGTTTAATTGCTCTTCTTTATAAAGTTTAGTGGATTTTGGTTTTGGTGTTGAAGAAAATTGTTTATAATCGAATACTTTAGAATCAGATGGCACCCCTTCTGGGACTTTTTTAAATCCATCTTTAGTATATGAATTAATGTTAGCTGTTCCTGCTGCTAATGTGGGTGTTTTTTCGTTTAATTTTTTAAGAAAAAACTTACTATTGTACTCCCCACCAGCACTAGCAGTAGTATTAGCAGCACCATCCATTTCGGATAGAGTTTTATCAAGTATTTCGTCTATTATTTTTTTAATGTTGTCTGGTATCATAGAGCTTTAATTTCATGTATTAATTCATGAAACTGGAGGATGTTTAGTATGTCCTCGTCTTTAACTTGTTCGGTTTTATCTAAAGGTTTAATTATAGATGTTAATTCTTTAAGTTTAATTTTAGTTCTTTGATCTACTACTTTATGTTGTAATAAGTCTAATGAATTTTTAATACCTTCTAAATTTTCATTAATAAATTCTTTTAAAGAAACTGTATTAGAAATTTTGTTAATGTATACTTTTAATACTTCACGTTGTTCAGGTATTAAACTTGAGTATTTTTCATTAAATTTCTCAATCATTATTTTAGAAATTAAAGCACGAGTAGCTTTATCTTGAGAAGCATATTCAAGCATTACTTGATTTTCAACTTTATCTTTATCTATATCTTGTTTTGTTAAGAATTCAAGTAAAGTTATTTTGTTATCAATAATAAATGAAGGATCTATAAATTCTAATGATATTTGAGCTTCAATCAAATTATAAACAGCAGCATATGCTTTATAATTATGAATTTTTGCTTTAAAAAATTCTTCTAAATCATAATGTTGTTTAAGTTCCTTAATAAGATTATATTTTTCCTTACGTAATGCAGTACGATTTAAACGTTCTGCTAATTTAACAGTAGAAGATATAATACTTTCAGCTTTGGTTTCATTTAAAGAAGTAGCTTTAGTTAAAGCTTGGTATAATTTATATTCTTTTCCAATTTCTCCTTTAGAAAAATATTTCTTAACAATATCAACAGCCGCCGAATCTTTATTAGACATAATATCTGCGGTGATCTGTCTGGTAAGTAATTCAAATAAAATACCAGTATTTTTATATTTTGAGTGGTGTATTTTACTCATATTTTATTAATGTTAATCCCCATTTCTGGATTTATTAAATTTAATTGATTATAAATATATATTGGTTTATAAATCTTTAAGATTTGATTCATCTAATAATGAGGAACCTGTTTCTTCTTTACTAAATACATTAGATTTAACAAACATTTCACTAAGCATTTTTTTATTTTGAGCATATATTGCCTTAGTTGATTCAAGTGCTAACGGTGATCCACCTTTAGGGTTTGGCATGTTTGGACCATCTGGATTTAGTTCTCTAGACTTACCAAGTGGATCTTTACCTAAAATACGTTTTTGTGTATTGTAAACTGATGTTTTTTCTTGTGGTCTTCCAACAGGTACATCTTCATCATATGCTGGTGGTACACCCATGTCATTTCTTCCTTTTCCGTATAGTGAAGCAAGATCATGTGGTGTTCCGTATGATTGACCGCTTGTAACAGGGTCATTACCCTCATTTTCAATTTGAGATAATCTAAACATACGTTTTTTATCTTCAACAACTAGATCTCTCATATCATCATACTTATCTTCACTCATATGGAATAAGTAATCATAAATATAATCTGTTGGGAATAAACTAGCATCTATAATTTGTTTAGCTAGGTCAACTTTTTCTTTCATCAATGCTACTCTTTCTTGATCGTAAACAATAGATGGGGTAGTTAATTCTAATTCAAAGTTTGTTAAATTCTCATCAGTATATCCCTGAGCATATAGATGAACTAGTGCTATTTTAGTTAACTCAGATACAACAATACGTTGAATACGTTCAATTGTACGAGCAAAACGAATATCTTGTTGGGCTAGTGTAGATTTACCTTCAACATCCGCTTCATATCCTAAAAATGCTTTTGGCACCTTCATAGCAGATAACATTTTGTCTCTTAAGTAAACAACGTCTTCAATTGCGTTATATTCAAGACCAGGTAAAGTATCAATTTTAGTTGATGTATTTCCACCTCTAACAGGTATGTAAAAATCTTCATTTACAGTCATCATATTGTAACGTAAATTATATTCACCTGTTTTTGGATCAACCATAGGAGTACGTTGAGTTTGTCCTTTAAGTTTTTCCATAAATGCAGGAATTTCATTTGGTGGAACATTTCCTGTATCTACATAATAAACTCTACGTTGTGGTGCTCTTAAAATACGATGAATTAACATCGCATCTTCCATTAATGCTAATTGTTTAAATATTTTACGAGCGGGTTCGATATATGATCTTCCATATGGTAAGAAATTATAATCTCCTAACAATCTAAAGTTAGCTACCTCATAATTTTCAAAAACCATATCATTATTATCCAACCCACCTAATACACCTGTATAAGAAGCATTTGGTTCAACTCGGAATCGAACATAAGATGGATTTTTAGGATCTAATCCTTCTTCTCTAAGTACATTATAAACATTAAGAGGAATTACTTGGTATACTCCATATTTTTCGGCAATATGTAAATGTAAATAAAAATCACCATATTTACACATTGAACGAAC